CTATACAGATTCTACGGGGGGGGGCAACCCTTCTATCCAACATATCAAAACGTTTATGTCTGGAGAAGAACAGCCTAGCCTTTGTGGAGGTGTGCTAATATGAGCACCATAGCAAAGAATATCTCTTTTAAAGACTCCTCTTCTTGGAACACACTTTTAGATTTAATTTACCCAATAGGTTCAATCTATATAACAACCTCTTCAACCAGTCCTGCTTCTAGTATTGGCGGATCTTGGTCACAAATAGAACCTGGAACTTTTCTAATGGCTGCTGGTGAAAGTTACAATGTATTATCAACAGGTGGAGAAAATACGCATAAGCTAACAGTTAGGGAAATGCCTGGTCATACTCATACTGCTAAGATGTGTTGGATAGAAAATACTGGATCACAAAATATTACTGCGGGGAAATTTGTTTATAGAGACTCTGGTCGCACGACTGCACAACCTATTTGGGATACAAGTCGTGTTGGAGGAGATCAAGCTCATAATAATATGCCAAAATATATTGCTGTAAATATTTACTATAGAACTGCTTAATTCTTATTTTATAAAATTTTTAATGGGTACTCTTTTTATTAAGAGTACCCTTTTTTCTATATGGTCGTATTCAATGAATTTTTTAATTTTTATTTTTATACTCTATAGATTATGTGTAAAAAAGGAAAGGGGTATTGTTTAAATTGGATGCGTTTTCTACTCTTTTGACGCAATACTCCATTGAAACTATGGTATTAATAGTGGTCATGTTGGGAGTAGCCACTAAATTTATTGGCGAATTAATTGAATGGTTTTATACTAAATTAAGAAAGTATTTTAATCATCAAAATGATAAAGATAAAGCTCATAGTGAAATTACAAATGGGCTTTTAGAAATAAAAGAAGTAGTTGATCAACTAATGGAGAAATTTGAAAAGTTAGATACTAGAGTTGATTGTTTAGAAAAACAAGTGGTTTTAACAACAGAAAGGCTCCAAGAGAATAGTAAAAGCTATATTATAGATAAACATCATTATTTCTTTTATCAAGTTGGAGCCATTGATGATTTAAACCTTCAAAGTCTAGAAAGAAGATATTTATATTATAAGTCTGCGGGAGGAGACTCCTACATTGACAATTTAATGGAAGAGATAAGAGAACTTCCTAAACTAAATTTACAAAATCAAAATATAGTAAGCGCAATTCATTCTGCACGAGAGCAATGAAGAATAAATGCCCACAGAATTAAAGGCTTTTACTGTCAATATGAAATCTATGGATCAAGATATTGACGATCCTATCATTGCGGGAGCAGGTGATGCCAATGGTCGCACCTTTAGAGTTATTTTCACTCAAGAAGCTGCCGCACAGTTTACAGAATATTCTAAAGTATATCTATCCTGGAAACACAAACAGGCGAAAATTGAAGGCTTGAATGTTTTCAAGCAAGTAAATAATGATCCAATGATTTGGGAAATCCATTGGCCGCAAACTAGGTGCTGACGATATTATAGCTGGTAGTAATGTTCAAGTTAACCATGATGATGTATCTGGACATATTACAATTTCTGCTACTGATACTAATACCAATACTACATATACCCTGTCCAAGAGCGGCTCTACAATTACACTATCTGGCAGTGACGGCAGTTCAACAAGCGTCACTGATGCTGATACTACCTATTCTCTTGGGAGTTTTGGTGTAACTGCTACTGCTGCGGAGCTAAACAAATTAGATGGTGTAACTGCTACTTCTACTGAATTAAATTACGTAGATGGAGTTACATCTAATATTCAGACCCAGCTAAATGGAAAAGCCGCTGCAACGCATAACCATAGCGCAAGCAACATCACATCAGGCTATTTGCCTATATCTCGAGGCGGACTTGGTGGAGGTACGGCAACAGCAAGTCTATTCAACCTGATCTCTGGTAGCGTTCAAGAATTTAAAGATACAGATATTTCAAATATTTATGTTACCCTTGTTGATGGTGACGGAAGCGCAACAAACCCAATCTTAAAAGCAGTTACACCTGCTAATTTTGCTGCAGGTATAGCGACGCTTATTAAGCCGTCAGACATTGGAGCGGCGACGAGTTCGCATACTCACAACAATGCTACAACTGCGGCTGCTGGCTTTTTGCCTAAATTGGGTGGAGGAACGACTAATTATTTAAGGGCAGATGGTACTTGGGCTAAGCCTCCTGATACTAATACTACATATTCAGATATGAAAGGTGCTACCTCTAGTGCGGCAGGTACTCATGGTCTAGTTCCTGCTCCCGCTGCTGGAGCTGCAACAAGATATTTAAGAAGTGATGGTACATGGCAAGTTCCGCCCGACACTAATACAACATATTCATCTGCTACAACATCTAGCGCTGGACTAATGAGCGCTGCAGATAAAACAAAATTAAACGGAATTGCATCTGGAGCTAACAAATATACGTTACCTGTTGCTACGGCTTCAGCGCTCGGCGGTGTCAGAATTGGATTCCCTGAATCAGGAAAAAATTATCCTGTAGAACTCAATAGCAGCAATCAGATGTTTGTAAACGTTCCTTGGACAGATACAAACACAACCTACACGTTAAGTTCATTTGGAATTACTGCAACTGCTGCAGAATTGAATAAACTTGATGGGGTTACAGCAACAGCTACTGAATTGAACTATGTTGATGGAGTAACTTCTAATATCCAAACACAGTTAAATGGTAAAGCTGCATCTAATCATACTCATAGTTACTTACCTTTATCTGGTGGGACTTTAACAGGAACTCTTAATTCTAGGGCTATTGCTCCAACAGCGACCAATACTTATTCTCTTGGGACAAGTTCTTTAAAGTATAACGCAGTGTATGCTACGACTTTTTATGGCTCTTTGTCTGGCAACGCTTCTAGCGCTACAAAACTAGGAAGTTCAACTGTTGGTTCTAGTGTTAAGCCTATCTACTTAAACAAAGGTGCCGCAATCGCGAGTTCTAGTACAGTAGGTTCTGCTACTAGGCCAGTCTATCTAAACAATGGCGCTATTACTCAAGGAACTTATACTTTAGGGGCAGCTTGCGCAAAAGGGGTAGACACTTCTATTTCTACAGGATCTACTTCTACAAATCTTCCTACTTCAAAAGCTGTTGCAGCTTTAGTTGCTTCTAGTGGTGGAGGGCAAGAAATAGCAATACAGTCTACTGAACCAACAGATAGTAATATCAAGTTATGGATTAAAATATAGCAAATTTTTAATGGGCAATTTTCTATTATAGATTTTTGCCCATTTTTATTATATTATAGATTTTTTAAGATAATAATATTTTTTAGGAGGTGCTTCGCT